TTACTTAGGAAGCATTATTGCAGGAACAGGCTTTGGGAAATCTAGATGTGGGATTCTAGCTATAGGGAAATTGTTAAAAGAAGGAGAGAGGGCTATTGTACTGGTCCCTACAACTCAACTTCAAGCACAATTCGAAGAGGAATTCAAAAAGTGGGGTTATGAGAATGTTCTCCCACAAACAACAATCATGTGTTATCAGTCTGCACATAAATTACAAGATGAGCACTTTGATATTGTTGTATGTGATGAGATTCATTTAGGATTAAGCCCTGTCTATCGTAAATTCTTTGAGAATAACACATACACTAAGTTACTGTGTATGACTGCTACTATCCCTGAGGAAGAAGAGTACAAAGATTATCTATTTAAGATGGCTCCTATGAGATACTTTATCTCTCTAGATAAATGTGTATCTCTTGGGCTCGTATCTCCGTATACAATAATTTGTATTCCTGTACAACTGTCAGAGGATGAACGTAAAGAGTATGTCAAAGCAAACAATGTATTTGTACATGCTAAGTATAAACTTGGGCAGTTTAATGCGTTTGATAACGCTAAAAGGATTATGAGTGGGAGTATGGCTGGGGATAAAGCAGCTGCTGCTATGTTCTACAATTCTATCAAAGCTAGAAAGAATGTAGTACAACATGCTGTAAATAAGGTAATTAAAGCCTCTGAGCTAATATCTAACCATGAGGAAGATAAGATTCTAGTATTCTCAGGTACAAATGAGTTTACAGATACTATGGCTCATGAACTTGGGGGAGAGAGTTATCACTCTAACAAGGGTAAGAAAGAAAGAGTATCAGTCCTTGATAGATTTAAGAGTGGAGAGAACAAGATTCTATGTTCTACAAAAGCTCTAAATCAAGGATTTGATGTCCCTGATGCTTCTGTTGGGATTATTGCAGGTTTGGATAGCAAAGCACTCCCAATGATTCAGAGAGTTGGGAGATTACTGCGACTAAACAAGGATAAAACTGGGAAGATATACATTTTGTATGTGCAAGATTCTCAGGAAGAGAAATGGTTAAAGTCAGCAATTAGAAATCTGAGCAATGTAATATGGTTATAAAATGCAGATAGACATATCTACCGAAGTTCTCAAGAAACTTTGTGTAACTCCCACTGAATATGTATATTTGTATCTGATTTTCCTACAAGAGTATGAAGAATTAGAAAGCTTAAATCTGAATGTTTCTGTAGAAGATCTGCAAACCAAAGGCTTGATTAAAATTGGGGCAGAGGGTATCAAATCCCATGTGGTTAGATATGGTTTTCAGCATGTGCAGGAAACCTCGTTTGATCAAATGTGGTTTGAACTTCTGTCCCATTTTCCTCTAAAGGTGTCTACTAGAGGAGGAGGTATTCGAGTTCTGAGGGCAAAGGATCCTGAAGTACAATCAAATCAAAAAGCAAAAAGTAGATATCAAAAGTATGTTGGGAAGAGTTTCGCAAAGCATACTGAAGTTATTAAGGGTTTGCAGAATGAGCTTGATATACGCAGAAAGAGCAATCAGATGGAGTTTATGCAGAATCTTGATACGTGGTTAAATCAGCACACATGGGAGAAATACATAAGTATCGATGCAGGAGAACACGAACAATCACAATCAGGACACAGAATCACAAGAAAGCTTTGATGCATTTACTGGGTTAGTACATATATCTAAATCAGTAGATAAATCTATAAGCTATGTAAAGGATTCTATGAATGGGAAACGAAAGGTCTACCCCACAAAATGGAAAAGACTCAATCGTAATCTCATGGGTGGGCTACAACCAGGAAAGATGTATGTCGTTGCAGGTCGTCCTGGGGTTGGGAAATCAGCTTTTAGTAATCAGTTGATTTTCGATACTTTAGATCTGAATAAAAATGAGTTGATTGTATTGTATTGGAGTTTTGAGATGCCGGATGAGCAGCAGATTCTTCGTGCTGGTTCTAAGGATACAAAACTGCAAACGTTTGAATTACTGTCAGTTGATACCACACTAGACCTTAATAAATTCAATTCCTATGTAAACGCAGTTGATAAGTACAGATCCTATCCTATCTTCTTTTGTAACGTTCCTCAGGATATGGATAGGATTCGCAAAGTGAATGAGAAAGTATTTATGAAGTACCCAACAAAGACAGTTATCAATTTGATTGATCATAGTAGATTAGTTCTAGGGAGAGAGGATACTGAACTGCAGAAACTAAATACCCTATCTAAGGGATGTATGTGGTTGCAAGCTAGGATGCAGACAATTACGATTCTGCTATCACAGCTCAACAGAAACATAGAACAGGAGTTTCGTGCAAAGCAACAGTACCAACCTTTACTGACTGATTTATTTGGAGGTGATTCTATTGGACAGGATGCTCATGTTGTATTAATGATGCAAAGACCCTATGATTTGTATAATATAACGGACAGTTATTGCGGTGAAGACCCTATAGGATTATTGGCTTGCCACATCGAGAAGAATCGTGATGGACTATTAGGTTTAATACCTTTTCAAACTGATTTGTCTACATTCACTATAGAGGAACGTCCAGCTAAACCATAATAAACACAATCTAATGCAACTTCCAAAAGAAGTAATCCCAGCTAGTAGAAAGAGTCCAAAGAATATTGTCATATATGGTCCCCCAAAGATTGGGAAGACCACTATTTTGTCAAAGCTAGATGGATGTCTAATTATTGATCTTGAGGATGGGAGTGATATGGTTAGTGCTCTAAAGCTCAAAGCCACATCATTGTCTGAATTAAGTGAGATAGGGAAAGCCATTATCAAGGGGAACAAACCCTATAAGTATGTAGCTATCGACACAATCACACAGCTTGAAGTATGGGCTGAACAAGAGGCAAAAGAGCTGTATCGAAATACCCAAATGGGGAAGAACTTCGATTCAGATAACAAAGGCCTGTCTGTTCTCTCATTACCTCAGGGTGCTGGGTATCTGTATCTTAGAATAGCCTACAAGAAATGGTTGGATAGGATATCTCAGCTAGCTCCTCACATTATCTTAGTAGGTCATTTAAAAGACAAGATGATTGAAAAGAAAGGAAAGGAGGTATCAAGCAAGGACTTAGATCTTACTGGGAAAATCAGAAACATTACATGCGCAAATGCAGATGCAATTGGGTATGTATTCAGAGAGTCAGATCAGATGATGGTATCATTTGATTCTAAGGACGATCAAAATGCAGGTTCTAGGTGTGACCACCTTAAAGGTCAAACAATTCCCTTTGATTGGGATAAAATCTTCATCGACTAACCCTTTAACAAACACAGTTATGATTGACGTGCAAATCCAAAACGTTCCTCAAGTTGTTGAGAAACAAAAACAAGTTATCACAGTATCTCAAATCCTTGCAGATTTAAATGCAGGATTGGATAGAAAAGCTATCAGAGAGAAGTACAATCTTTCTGTAGAAGAGACCAAATTGATCTTCCAGCACCCAAAATTATCAGGAAAGCGTGTAAAGCGCTCAAAAATCCTAAAATTCACCTTAGTTGATGATACTGAAGAACAAGCTCCTGTTTCTGAAGCTACTGACCCAGGAGATGACGAAGATGATGATGAGCAAGATACGACCCCTTGGGATTCGTACTCTGTAAATAGCTGAATTATCTGAATTAACTGATTTAATTAACCTTAAAATACATAAATAAAATGGCTATTGCCACAAATAAAAGTGAAGAGGAAGTAGTAGGAGGTATTAACCTCTACTACGGGATTGCCCCCATGCAAGTAGTGGCGATTAATCCTACTCTTGATGAGTTGAATAGTCTCGGAGTAAATACAAAGCGTGATCCTGAGTATGCTATTGAACTTAGTGGGGAGAAGTACACAAAGTTGAGCTTTTGGGTAAGACATACCTCTCCTGATATTACAACTAGAGTTGAGATTCTAATGAAGGACACTCCTCGTGCTAGCAAGGACGGGAGTAAGTTCATGTGGGTTAACAATCGTGGTCAAATTACTTGGTCTGACGAAGCCCCATCTTCTAAATATGATTGGTTTAAGGCTGAAGGAGAGCGTAAAG